TGGCCTGGAGTTTCTGGCGCGCGTGGACATTGAGAAGGATGGCAAGGGCCAAGACCGGAACGTGGTCAAGATCGCGGTCGAGCCTGATCACCCCGACTACGCAAAACTGATGGGTGTGCCGCCCAAGGCTCCGGGCAGCGGACATTCCGGCGCTCCGGCGCAGGCGGCTGCGCCTGCGTATCAGGCACCGGCTCCGCAACGCGCACCCGTGACGGGCAAGCCGTCGTGGGCGCAGTGAGGGAGGCCGATGAAATGCTGGGTCTGCAAACGACAGGCCCGGGGGTTCGGCCACACCGACAACCGTCACGGTGTCGGCCATCCCCGGCGCTATCCCATCGACTGGGTGTTCTGCTCGCAACGCTGCCAAAACGCGTTTCACGCGCTGTACGGCAACTGGCTGCGGGTCAAGGAAGGTCGCGTCGACAGCAAGGAGGTCGTCATGATCGATCCGTCTGATGTCGAACTGGCCGCGATGAAGAAGTGCCTCAAGGCCTTCGGCGAGGCAGCGGGCGAGATTGGGTTTACCAAGCCGCTGGGCGACTACTCCGAAGCCGAGGCGCTGCAAGTGATCGACGCCATCGTCACTTGCTACACCGAGGCAATGGTCGCGCACCACGAGGCGAGCAAGCACCCGCCGGTACGCGGCATGACGCCTGCGCCCGACCCTATGGCCAACCCGTTCGCGGATCTGGAGGACGACCTCCCCTGGGAAGAGCCGAAGGGGAGGAAGCCATGATCGACTTCAACTCCACATCAAGCATCTCCGGTCAGGTCACCGTCTTGGTCGACGCCGGGATGCAGCGGGCTCGGGCCCGCCAGTCCGAGCGCCTGTACCTCGGGGCCTCGCGTCTGGGTGTGGCCTGTGAACGTGCGCTGCAGTTTGAATACGCCAAGGCTCCCATCGACCACGGGCGCGATATCCCTGGCCGGATGCTGCGGATCTTCGAACGTGGTCACGTCATGGAGGACTGCATGGTCGCATGGCTTAGGGACGCGGGCTTCGACCTGCGCACCCGCAAGGCCGACGGCGAGCAGTTCGGTTTCTCCGTGGCTGACGGCCGCCTGCAGGGCCACATCGACGGGGTCATCGTCGGCGGCCCAGCGGGCTTCGCCTATCCCGCGCTCTGGGAAAACAAGTGTCTGGGCAACAAGTCATGGCGCGAGCTGGAGAAAAACCGCCTCGCTGTGGCCAAGCCCGTCTACGCCGCGCAAGTGGCGATCTACCAAGCCTATCTCGAACTGCACGAGCACCCGGCGATCTTCACGGCGCTCAACGCCGACACGATGGAGATCTACACCGAGGCCGTGCCCTTTGACGCAGCCCTGGCCCAACGCATGTCGGATCGGGCGGTGAAGGTCATTACGGCCACCGAGGCGGGAGACCTCCTGCCGCGCGCCTTCAATGATCCGACCCACTTCGAGTGCCGGATGTGTGCCTGGCAAGACCGCTGCTGGAGGACCCAAGCATGAATACCTCGAATTTGAATCACGTACTTGGCGAGCAACTGATCGACGTGCGCCAGGCGGCACTGATGTTCAACCTGCCGTCGTATTGGCTCTCACAAGCCAAGGAGAGACAGGAGCGTCGCATTCCGCATTACCGCGTCGGCAAATTGGTTCGGTTCAAACCCAACGAGCTGGAAGCCTGGATCGCTGCGCAGCAGACATCACACGAGGGCGCTGCTGATGCTTGATTTCAATGACACATCACCAGCGGGAGAATCGGGCCGGCGCAACGTCAACGACAGCGAGCGGGACGAGATTCGCACCGAACTGATCGCACGCCTGGAATCGGTTCTGACCACGATGTTCCCGGCGGGGAAGAAGCGTCGGGGCAAGTTTTTGATTGGCGACATCCTCGGCAGCCCGGGCGACAGCCTCGAGGTGGTGCTCGAAGGCGAGAAGGCTGGCCTCTGGACGGATCGTGCCACGGGTGATGGCGGTGACATCTTTGCCTTGATCGCCGCTTACCTCGGGGCCAACGTCCACACCGACTTTCCCCGGGTGCTCGACGAGGCTGCCGATCTGATCGGTCGTTCGCAATCAGTGCCGGTACGCCGCGCCAAGAAAGAAGCGCCGGTTGATGATCTCGGCCCGGCCACGGCCAAGTGGGACTACTTCGATGCCATCGGCAAACTGATTGCGGTCGTGTACCGCTACGACCCGCCCGGGCGCAAGAAGGAATTCCGGCCGTGGGATGCCAAGCGGCGCAAGATGGCTCCGCCCGATCCGCGCCCGCTGTACAACCAGCCGGGGCTGGCTGTAGCTGGTCACGTTGTGGTGGTCGAGGGCGAAAAATGCGCGCAGGCCTTGATCGCCATCGGCGTGGTGGCAACCACGGCAATGCATGGCGCGAATGCACCGGTCGATAAGACCGACTGGTCGCCGCTGGCGGGCAAATCCGTACTGATCTGGCCTGACCGTGATGCGCCGGGCTGGGATTACGCTGACCGTGCATCGCAGGCGATCCTGAACGCGGGCGCAACCACGGTCGCCATCCTGGTGCCACCCGATGACAAACTGGATGGATGGGATGCAGCCGACGCCATCCCGGAAGGCTTCGATGTGGGCGGCTTCCTCGCCGTCGGCGAGCGGATGCCGGTGATGCGATCGGTCGAGGAGACGCCACCACCGGATCTGCTGACCGGTGTCGACTGGACTACGGAGGACGGCTTGTCCTCGGCCTTCACACGCCGCTATGGCGAGGACTGGCGCTACTGCGCGCTGTGGGGCAAATGGCTGGTGTGGACGGGCGTGCGCTGGAATCCGGATCAGGTGCTCTACGTGTCTCACCTGGCACGCGGGATCTGCCGGATGGCTTCACTCAAGGCGGACAGTCCTCGGCTCAAAGGCAAGCTAGCCAGCTCCGCCACGATCTCGTCCGTCGAGAAAATCGCACGCTCCGATCCCAAGCACGCCTCCACCGCCGAGGAGTGGGATGCCGACGTCTGGGCGCTCAACACACCTGGCGGCGTGGTTGATCTGCGCACGGGCCGGATGCGACCGCACCGGCGCGATGATCGGATGACCAAAGTGAGCACGGCCACACCGCAGGGCGACAGTCCGACGTGGCGCGCGTTCCTGGCCGACGTCACTGGCGGCGACGCCGAGTTGATGGCCTACCTGCAACTGATGGTCGGCTACTGCCTGACGGGCGTGACTAGCGAGCACGCGCTGTTCTTTCTGTACGGGACGGGCGCGAACGGCAAGTCGGTGTTCGTCAACGTCCTGACCACCATCTTGGGCGACTACGCGGCCAACGCGCCGATGGACACGTTCATGGAGGCGCGCACTGACCGGCATCCGACCGATCTGGCGGGTCTGCGCGGCGCACGCTTTGTGTCATCCATCGAAACCGAACAGGGTCGGCGCTGGAACGAATCCAAGGTCAAGGCCATCACCGGTGGCGACAAGGTGTCCGCGCGTTTCATGCGCCAGGACTTCTTCGAGTACGTGCCGCAGTTCAAGTTGGTGATCGCGGGCAACCACAAGCCATCAATCCGCAACGTGGATGAGGCGATGAAGCGGCGACTGCACCTGATCCCGTTCACGGTGACGATTCCGCCCGAACGGCGTGACGGCAGGCTGACCGAAAAGCTGCTCAAGGAGCGCGACGGGATTCTGGCGTGGGCGGTCGAGGGCTGCAGTCTATGGCAACGCCAGGGCCTGAAACCGCCCGCCAGCGTGGTGTCGGCGACCGAGGAGTATTTCGAAGCCGAGGACGCGCTCGGGCAGTGGATCGAAGAGCGCTGCCTGCTGGCCAAGACCCACCGCGAAGGCGTTTCCGAATTGTTCGCCGACTGGCGTGAATGGGCTGAACGCGCGGGTGAGTACGTGGGCTCGGTCAAGCGCTTTTCCGAACTGATGGCGGCCCGCAAGTTCGAGAAGTGTCGGCTGACCGGGGGCGCACGTGGGATCACGGGCATCGCCCTCAGACCCAAGCCGTACAGCCATGGCTACCCCTACCGAGATGACTGAGTAATCCGGGCGAGTGACGGATTTGACGGGTTTCCTGATTGACGCGCTACGCGTGCGCGCACGTAAAGGCTGTATTCCAAAGAACCCGTCGCATCCGTCACTCGCCCCCGAACTGGAGCACGACGATGAACACGACAATCTTGGCCCTTGATCTGGGCACACACACCGGGTGGGCTTTGCAGCACCTGGACGGCACTATCACCAGCGGCACGGAGCACTTCAAGCCGCAGCGATTTGAAGGGGGCGGCATGCGTTTCCTCCGTTTCAAGCGCTGGCTCAACGAATTGCTCTCGGCCAGCAATCACATCAACGCGGTGTTCTTCGAGGAGGTTCGACGGCACGCTGGCGTTGATGCGGCGCACGCCTACGGTGGCTTCATGGGACACCTGACCGCGTGGTGTGAGCATCACAACATCCCTTACCAGGGTGTTCCAGTCGGCACGATCAAGAAGCACGCGACCGGCAAGGGCAATGCGGGCAAGGACGACATGATCGCGTCCGTCCGCCTGCGTGGTCACACCCCAGTCGACGACAACGAAGCCGACGCCCTGGCCTTGCTGCACTGGGCTGTCGAGACGCAGGAGGTGTGACATGAAGGTGCCGACACCCCAATACCGCTGCCCCCT